ATCCATACCTAGAAAGGGTGCTTGATGCTTACAGCAAGAATAACGGTCCAACATGGAAATCTATTCTAGTGCACGGAGGTTCAGTTCAGCACCTCGACTTCTTATCTGATCATGAGAAAGACGTGTTTAAGACGTTTGGTGAGATCTCTCAGAAGGAGGTTATTATTCAGACTGCTATCCGTCAAACCAATATCGATCAAGCACAGAGTATCAATCTAATGATTCATCCTAAGACTCCACCGAAAGAGGTAAATCAACTTCTTATCTTCGCATGGGAGCAAGGTGTAAAGACACTATACTATCATCGTGGCACTAATCCATCACAGGAACTATCACGCAACTTACTTCAATGCGCATCGTGCGAAGGTTAATGATTAAAGAAACACAATACTGTAACGCTTGCGCTTCTCAATACACTATTCAATGGCTTGAGCAAGATGTTGACGAAGACTTAATACCATCATATTGCCCATTCTGTGGTGAAGAGAACTTTGGGGAGTTTGATCTGATCGAGACTGACGAGTTCGAATAAATAGATATATGAAAACATTAAAAGGTACATCGCTTTATTACAAAGCTCGTGCAGTTTTTGGGAATGCTAACATCTCTGTAACAGATAGTGAATATGCATCGCCCAGTGAAAAGTGGATAACAGGTAAGTTCTATCATAATTTCAATTGGTGGATGCAATCGAATGGGGTTAAGAAGTGGAAAACATATACAGACTGCGATAATAAAGCCTTTGCATATTTCGTATGTGCTAATATATCTCATGCTAAAACAATGGAAGCGCGAGAAAGGGCAAGCATGAAAACATACGAAGGCATTGCAGTTGGAGTTATGTTCTATCTAATCGGTGGAAAAAAGACGTCTGGTCATGCAATCAATGTTGTTTACACAAACGGCAAACTGATATACATTGAACCTCAAAATGGTGAACAACTAAAATTAACAAAGAAGGAGATAGACTCATGCTGGTACGTTACATTCTAATCTTATCGTCACTTATATTCTCAGGTTGTGCAACATCTGAATTCAACGAAGAAGGCGAATCAAATTATAGACCTACTCCATTTAATACATTAGAAGCAGAATATGAATAAACTACCATTTAAATCAAAGAAATTTATAGCACTCATTGCTGGAATTTCGTTTAATGCACTCTTCGCGGCTCTCTCATTGTTTCTCATTGCAGGCAATCCAGAGTCAGCCACAGCCATTGTGAATCTTATGACAGTATCATTAGCGTCTGTTAATGGGCTTATCTCTCTGTATGCTATCGGTCAATCAGCGGTAGACTGGAAGATCAATTCCACAAATGTTAATACTGCTGAACAGACAAGTAGCATTGAAGAAACTAAGAAGCTTGAGGTTTCGTATGAGGGTGCAGAATCTCTGAATTGGGATTAAGGTATAAATAACTCCATGTGGAGTTACAAGGGTGAGGAGTTTACTACTGAGATGATCGAGGACTATATTGGATTCGTTTATATGGTTACCGACAAGGATACAGGTATGAAATACATCGGAAAGAAAGGTTTCTTCTCGAAAGTAACTAAACCACCACTGAAAGGAAAGAAGCGCAAACGTAGATCAGTTAAGGAATCTGATTGGAAAAAATACTGTGGGTCAAGCGAAGCAGTGAAGCTTATTGTTGAAGAGAATGGATTAGATCACTTTGATAGAGAGATATTATATCTATGTAAGAGTAAGGGTGAACTAAATTATACCGAAATGAAAGAACAGATCATAAGGGATGTTATATTGAAGCCCAATGAGTATCACAATGGATTTGTGGGTGGAAAAATCCACCGTAATCATCTAAGGAGTCTTTGGAAGTAAAAAAAGATTTGACATATGGTGTTATTCTGATATAATCAGTAATGATTCAAAATAATAGAATTATCACAACATAGGAAAATTACATAATGATTATCATCGACTACTCAGCTATTGCCATTGCGGCAATCTTCTCACAAGACCGACCTCAAGATATTGAGGAGGGTCTTATTCGCCATATGATTCTTAACCGAGTCAGGCAGTACAATCTCAAATTCCGTGAAAAATATGGACAGACTGTTATTGCATGCGATGGCGGATCTTGGAGAAAGCAAGCATTTGCTCAGTATAAAGCTGGTCGAAAAAAGACACGTGACGCATCTCCTTTGGATTGGAAAGAGTTCTTTCGTCTAATTAATCTTGTTCGTACTGAATTAGATGAGAATTTTCCATATCCAGTGGTCTATGTTGACAACGCAGAAGCCGATGATATCATTGCAGTCTTATCCAAATCTACTCAAGAGTTTGGTCAGAATGAACCAGTCGTGATTATTTCGGCTGATAAAGATTTCTTACAACTTCACCGCTATTCAAATGTGAAACAGTTTAGTCCAATGAAACGAGACTTCATCACAATTAATGATCCTCTCTTCTATCGATTCGAACACATCTGTAAGGGTGATAGTAGTGATGGTGTTCCAAATGTATTAAGTCCAGATAACACATTCACTGAAGGTCTTCGACAAAAGCCTATGCGCGCTAAGAAGATCCTTGAATGGTATGAAAGTAAAGATAACCTGGAATCTGTTATGGACACTGAAACTCTGCGCAACTTCCATCGCAACAGAGAAGTCATTGATCTCGATTACATCCCAACAGAAATTGTGGATGCTATTCACAAGGCTACTGCTGAGCAAGTATCGAAACCTAAGAAAGATGTTCTGAACTATCTTATCACAAACCGTTGCGCCATGTTGGTAGAGGCAGCTCAAGATTTTCAAACTAAATAATATCATTATGAAAACACTACACGAAATATTCACCGAAATACAAGAGGCACCCACACGTGCAGAAAGACAGGAAATTCTGAAGGAAAATGATTCGTTTTCACTTCGAACGATCCTTCAATTAAACTTCCATTCGGATATCGAACTACATCTACCAAGCGGGAAACCACCATTCACTTGTGATGAAAAGCCTTATGGTAAACCTGAAGTAAAGATCAAGATGTTGGGAAGATGTGTTAAGGGTAATGGCACAAACGCCATCAAGAAAGAAAAGTTGTTCATCGAGATCCTTGAATCTTTGGTTGAAGAGGATGCTAATATCGTCTGCTTGGCTAAAGATGGTAAGGTCATGAAGGAATACTCTCGTGTATCAGAGAGTTTAATCAAATCAGTTTTTCCAACACTTGTAAAATGAAAGAAGCAGACTTAATTGAAATCATTGATAATTTAAAGAGAGAATTAGTTCTTATTAAGGATAAACTCAGCAAGATTGATGATCGCCACTATAAGAATGATCTAAAGGATAAATGTAAAAGAATCTAAAGATTATTGTCTTTACATATGATCAATTTGATTATATAATACTATATTATGAATATATTCGCTCTATCTCCCGTACCAGAAGTTGCCGCTAAGTGGCACTGTGACAAGCATGTAGTTAAAATGATTCTTGAATCCGCACAGATGTTGTCTACTGCACATAGAATCCTTGATGGCGAAGAATCGCGCCGACCATCATCTACTGGCAAAACAATGTCTCGGTACTGGGAATTGTTAGATGAGAGAGAAGATACTTTATATAAAGCTGTTCATATGAAACATCCGTCCACTTTGTGGACTATGGAATCTCATATGAATTATAAATGGCATTATCAATTATTCAGATATCTATGTAAGGAATATACTTATCGGTATGGAAAGATTCATGTCTCAGAAACAAAACTCCTTGACGTTCTATCTGAATTGCCTAAGAATATTAAGCAATCATATATGACACCATTTGCCCTTGCTATGGGCTCTAATCCCGAATGTATGAATCACGAAGATCCCGTTGGTTCATATCAAAGGTTCTATCAAACAAAACAAAAAAGATTCTCCATGAAGTGGACGAATCGAAAAATACCACATTGGTTTAAAACACTATGACATACGATTACTACTGCGATAAATGTGAAAAGATATGGGAAGAATCCCATTCGATTGCGAACAGAGATGAGCCAGTTGGAAAAGACTGCCCTTGTGAAAAGGATGGTAAAGTCCGCCGAGGTGTATGTGCTCCAGCACTATCATTCGAAGGATCAGTATCACCGATCCGTAAGGCTGGCTCGGGTTGGAATGATGTACTTAAAGGAATCAGTAAGGCTTCTGGTAAAGATGCTAAAATTGATCACTACTAAAAATGAAGAGGAATAGACAGAACGTAAAAGGAAAAAGAGACCGCAGAGAACAACTCAATGATCATGATCCATTTGAGCAAAAGAGACTGAGGTCGAAAAAGATGAATAGAGGTAAGAAAAATAAACAAGATTTTTCGAACCAATATGAACACGAATTATATAATGATAACTATGAATACTAGATTCAAACACAATCACTTCGAACTTGGTTATGATCTCACAGCAAAATCTACTGTGGCTGGTAGGCTTTATGAGACGCCAGAAGGTGTATTCTATCCTTCAGTAACAACTGTTCTGGGTCATGCCACCAAGGCTGGTATCATTGCTTGGAGGAAAGCAGTTGGCGAGAAAGAAGCCAATCGTGTATCCCGCCATGCTTGTGCCCGTGGTAATGCTGTTCATAATGCTGCTGAGAAGTATATCAATAATGAAGAGGAATACTTAAAAGAGGGAACAATGCCACATGTGCTACAGTTATGGAATGCGATGAAAAAGGTGTTGGATGAGAAAGTTGATAATGTGATAATGCAGGAGGTGCCACTATACTCAGATGAATTGATGCTTGCAGGTCGAGTCGATCTAATCTGTGAGTTCGATGGTGTTCTATCTATTGTCGATTTCAAGACCTCTAGTAGAGTGAAGACGAGAGATCAGATATCAGGCTACTTCAAGCAAGAATGTGCTTATGCTATTATGTTTGAAGAGAGAACTGGAATCAAAATAGATCAATTAGTGACTGTGATGGTTGTTGACGGCTCGGATGATTCGATCACGTTCATTGAGAAGAAGGATGATTGGGTCGAGCCGCTCCAGAATACTATATCAGAATACTATGATCATCTGAGAGAGAAAGTAAAGAATCT